ATGGACGCCTCGATTGCGCCGGCCTCGCGGGCCGCGGTGGTGACGCCGAACGATAGCGCCATTGTCGGCGCCCGCGCGCTTTATATCGGCACGGCCGGCGATGTGGCAATTGCGCCGCGGCGCGACGTGGATCCTGTTATCTTCAAGAGCGTTCCGGCCGGGACGATCCTGCCCGTTCATGCCGCGATCGTGGCGCTGACCGGGACGACGGCGTCGAATATCGTCGCATTGTTCTGAGCGTTCAGACGCCGACCGATGGGCAGACCGACCAAGTTCAGCCAGGCGCTGGCCGAGAAGATCTGCGATCGCATTGCCGACCGCGAAAGCCTGCGCTCGATTTGCCGGGATGAGGACATGCCGTCGAAATCGACGGTGCTGTCCTGGCTGGCGGACGAGGAGAAGGCGGCGTTCCGCGCGCGATATGCGCTGGCCCGCGAGATCATGGCCGACAGCTTCGTCGACGAGCTGGTCGAGATCGCCGACGACCGCAGCGACGACTGGGTCGAAAAGAAGAATGCGGCCGGCGAGACCACCGGCTGGCAGGAAAATGGCGAGGCGATCAGGCGTTCGCAGCTGCGCATCGCCACCCGCCAATGGGTCGCCGAAAAGCTGCGGCCGAAGAAATATGGCACCAAGGTCGAGCCCGAACAGAGCGTGACCGGCGAAGTCTCGCAATTGCTGGAGGTCGTCAATGGCAGGACGCGCGGACTTCCAAACGGCGGTTGACCGGTTTTCCGACTGGCGCTGGCGGCTGAACAATCTCTACTGGATCACCGACAAGGCGGGCAGGCGCGTCAGGTTCGAGATGAACATGATGCAGATGAGCCTTTTCGAGGAGATGCATTATCTCAACGTGCTCCTGAAGGCCCGCCAGCTGGGGCTGACGACCTTCATCCAGATCTTCATGCTCGACGCCTGCGTCTTCAACCGCGATATCCGAGCCGGCACCATCGCCCATACGCTCGGCGACGTGCAGACGATTTTTCGGGACAAGATCAAATATCCCTATGACAATCTGCCCGAGGGCATCCGCAACGCCGTGCCTGTCGTCAGGACCAACCAGAGCGAATTGCTGCTCGCCAACAATTCGAGCATCCGCGTCGGCACGTCGCTGCGCTCGGGCACACTACAATATCTGCATATCTCCGAATACGGAAAGCTCTGCGCCAAATATCCCGACAAGGCGCGGGAAGTCAGAACCGGCGCCCTGAATACGGTGCAGGCGGGCCAGCTGGTCTTCGTCGAAAGCACGGCGGAAGGCCAGGAGGGGCATTTCTATTCGCTCTGCGAGGACGCGCAGGTCAAGCAGCGCCAGGCGCTCGCGCTGACCGAGCTCGACTTCAAGTTCCACTTCTTTCCCTGGTGGAAGGAGCCGCAATATTCGATCGCGCCCGAGGGCGTCATCATCAGCGATGCATTCGTCAAATATTTCCGTGAGCTCGCCGAGCAGGGGATCGCGCTGACGGAAGGGCAGAAGGCCTGGTATGTCAAGAAGGCCGAGGTCCAGCTGGGCGACATGAAGCGCGAATATCCCTCGACGCCGGCCGAAGCTTTTGAGGCGAGCGTCGAAGGCGCTTATTATGCCGATCAGATGGCGATCGCCGACGCCGAGGAGCGCATCGGCGTGTTCCCGCATGTGGAGGGCTACCCCGTCCACACCATCTCCGATATCGGCATGGACGATGCCAACAGTGTCTGGCTCTTTCAGGTGCTGCCCGGTCGCGTCAGGATGATCGGCTATTTCGAGCATACCGGCACCGGCATGGACGGGATGCTCGACGAGCTGGAGCGCCGGGCCGCCGGACATGGTTATGTCTACGGCGTCCACAACATGCCGCACGACATCAAGGTGCGGGAATGGACGCGCGGCGGCATGACCCGCATCGAAATCATGCTGAAAGAGGTCAAGGCGCGCGGCCTCGGCACGGTGCGCAAGGTCGAGCGCGCCTATGTCCATGACCGCATCAACGGCACGCGGCGCATATTGGCCAAGGTCGAGTTCGACCAGGCCGGCTGCGCCCAAGGCATCAAATGCCTGCGCAACTACCGCAAGGACTGGGACGAGGATCTCGGCGTCTTCCGCGACGAGCCGCTGCACAACTGGGCCTCGCACGGCGCCGATGCTTTCGGCGGTCTCGCCATCATCTTCACCGGCCTGGCGCCCGAACCGCTGAAGCGCGAGCGTAAGCCGCCGCCGACCTTCCAGACGATGACATTCAACGAATTTGCCGAGTCCACCCCGACCTTTAGCGAGCGTGTTTGATGGAAGACGAGATAACGGCTTTTGAGGGCGGAGAGCGCTGGGATCCGGCAAAGGTCGGCGCCCATTGGCAGCAGGAGCTCGAACGCGCCCAGCGCTATTTCAAGTCCTGGCATGACCGCTGCGCCAAGATCGAGAAGATCTATCTCGACCAGCAACCAGATCAGACGAGCGCCGCCAAGCGCCGCTTTCCGATGCTCTGGGCCAATACCGCGGTGCTGCAGCCGGCCGTCTATGCCCGGATGCCGCAGCCGGTCGTCGAGCGCCGCTTCAAGGATGCCGAGCCGGTGGCGCGCATCGCTTCGGAAATCGTCGAGCGCAATCTCGCTTACACAGGCGACGAGGCCGACCTCGATTCGATCATGCGGGCGGTACGCGACGATTTCCTGCTCTGCGCCCGCGGCACGGTGTGGCTGCGCTACGAGGCCGATTTCGAGCCGCTCGACATGGGCGTGGCGCCCTCGGACCCGCCGGCGGATGGCCTGTCCGGCGAGATGGGCGGTCCCTCGATGGAGGCGATCGCCGACGAGCGCGTCTGCATCGATTATGTCCATTGGTCGGATTTCCTGCACTCGCCGGCCCGCCGCTGGAAGGACGTGACCTGGGTGGCCCGGCGCGTGCCCATGGCCGACGAGGAGATGGAAAAACGCTTCGGCCGTGAGGCGATGGCCTCCGGGGCGGCGCAGGCGGCAGCGGGCGGCAAGGGCGCCAGCCAGGCCGAGCGCGCCGAAAACGAGGGCAAGACCCATGTCTGGGAAATCTGGTGCAAGAGCGAGAACTATACCGTCTGGATTGCCGACGGCTCGCCGGTGGCGCTCGAAGTTTCCGAGCCGCCGCTCGAGCTGACGCATTTCTGGCCTTGCCCGCGCCCGGCTTATGGCACGGTCTCGACCAGCTCGCTGATCCCGGTTCCGGATTACGTCTATTACCAGCAGCAATGCGACGAGATCGATCTTCTGACCAAACGCATCAACAAGCTGACCGATCAGCTGCGGCTGAAAGTGTTCTATCCCTCCGGCGACGGCGCGATCTCGCCGGCGATCGAGAAGGCGATGCGGCCTGAAAACGACATGGTGATGGTGCCGATCCCGGAATGGGCGGCGTTCACCGACAAGGGCGGCTCGAAAGCGGTCGTGACATTGCCGATCGACGAGGTGCAGAAGGTGATCGTCGCCTGCATGGCGGCGCGCAAGCAGCTGATCGAGGATGTCTACCAGATCACCGGCATCTCCGACATCGTCCGCGGCGATACCCAGGCGTCCGAGACGGCGACGGCACAGCGGATCAAGAGCCAGTGGGGCTCGATCCGCATCCGCGACCGCCAGGCCGAGCTTGCCCGCTTTGCCCGCGACATCATCCGCCTCGCCGGCGAAATCATCTGCGACCAGTTCCAGCCGGAAACGCTGATGCTGGTGAGCGGCATCAAGCTGCCGACGATGGCTGAGAAGCAGCAGGTCGAGATGCAGATGCAGCAGATGCAGATGGCGGCGCAGCAGACGGCGATGCGAGCCGAGCAGATGGGACGGCCGGCCCAATCGCCCCCCAAAATGGCGTCCCCCGAAATGGCGCCGCCCGAATTGCCGCCGCAGCTGCAGCAGATGATGGGGCAGCCGACGATCGACGAGGTGGTGCAGCTGCTGCGCAATGACAGCATTCGCGGTTTCCAGATCGAGATCGAGACGGATTCGACGATCGAGCCGGACGAAAATGCCGAAAAGCAGCGCCGAATGGAATTCGTCCAGATGGTCGGCGGCTTCATGCAGCAGGCCGGCGCGATGGCGCAGCAGAGCCCGCTGCTGGTGCCGGTCATGGTCGAAACACTGCTCTTTGCCGCCCGCGGCTTCCGCGCCGGCCGCCAGCTCGAAGGCATGCTGGAGCAGGTGGGCGCGCAGCTCTCCGGGGCAGCCAGCGCGCCGAAACCGGAGCCGCAGCCTTCGCCCGCCGAGATGCTCAAGCTGAAGACCGCTGAAGTGAAAGCGGGCGCCGAACAGCGGAAAGCCGAGCTTGGCGTCGCGCAAGCCGAGTTCGAGCATCGCGCCGCCGTCGAGCAGGCACGCAGCGAGGCGGCGGCGCAGGCGGTCGAACAGATGCGCGCGAGCTATCAGTAAGCCCGGGAGCAACAGCATGAGAGAACGTTATTGCCGCGTCTGCGGCGGCTGGCATCAGCTCGACACGTGGCCGCACAATTGCATGCCGGTGAAAAACCTCGCCCAGTCGGATCTGCCCGCGCCGCATTTCGTCAGCGACAGCATCGAGATCCAGTCGATGCACGACGGCCGGCATTACACCTCGAAAGCCAAGCTGCGTTCCGCCTACCGGGCGGCCGGCCTGGTCGAGATCGGCAATGAGGAGCCGCAGCCGATCGAAAAACCCAAAGCGGACCGGAAGGCGATCCGCAACGAGTTGCGGCGGGTCTACGCCGAATACAACGCCTAATGCATGTCGCCCGGAAGTGTGCAGCGGTTCCGGGATAACGACATGCATAAAAGCTCTAACGGGCATCAATCCCCGAAATAGGAATTTTCCCAATGGATATGGACGACTTCAACGAGGCCGGCAGCGGCAGCGGCGATTTTGGCGCATCGACCGACAAGCCGGCGAGCATCCGCGACAGCCTGCAGGCGGCGATCGACACCGTCGAAGCACAGGGACCGGACGATCTAGCGGTCCGGCCGCGCGACGGCGAAAACGGCCGCTTCATCGCCAAAGGCCAGGAGCAGGCCGCTGCCGCGGCCGAGCGACAGCAGACGCCGCAGGCTGAGAGCCGGGGGCAGGGTGGCGAGCAGCCCGCCGCCATCGGCAACCGGGTTCCGCCCGGCTGGTCGGCGGAGGCCAAGGCGCAGTTTTCAAGCCTGCCTGGCGAAGTGCAGGCGGCGATCGCCAAGCGGGAACAGGAGGTCGATCGCGGCTTCCGCGTGCTGCAGGATTACAAAGGCCTTGAGGAGTTCACTCCGATCGTCCGCCAGGCCGGCTTGACCCATGCCGATGTCATGCGCCGGGCGATCGAATGGGAAAACGCGCTGATCCGCGATCCCGTCAACACCGTCCTGCACGTCGCCAAGGTGGCCGGCGTCAATCTTCACGCCCTGGTCAACGGGCAGACGGGGGAGGCCCTGCAGCGCCAGCACGCAGGGCGTGAGCTCCAGCGCCAGACCGGGCCCATCAATGTCGAGGCCACGGTCGAACATGTTTTGAGGAAGAGAGACACCGAAACTCAAGTCGATGCCTTTCTTTCCGATCCGGCCAATGCGCATGCCGAAGACGTTCTCGACGACATGGTTGCCCTCATCAATGCGGGGCGGGCGTCGACACTTCAGGACGCCTACGACGCCGCATGCTGGATGCGACCGGACATTCGCCAGCAGTTGATCAGCCAGACTGCACCGGCCTTGGTCCGAGAACAGCATGCCCAGAGGGCCGCAGCGGCAGATCAAGCCCGCCGCGCCTCGCGATCTATCTCTGGTTCTTCCGCCCCGGGCCCGACCCGCGATGCGGCAAGAGGCCAGCCTACCTCCATCCGCGACTCGCTGCGCGACGCCATGCGTTTTTCGCGCGGCCAAGTCTGATCAAAGGCCAAGTCTGATCAAAGGAATGATCGATGCCCATCTCGCCCAACCTCTCTGAAATTGTCACCACGACGCTGCGCAACCGCAGCGGCACGGTCGCCGACGACGTGACGAAGAACAACGGTCTTCTCACCCGTCTGAACAGCCGCGGCCGCAAGAAGCCCGTCTCCGGCGGCCGCACCATCGTCCAGGAACTGCAGTACCAGGAGAACAGCACCTTCAAGCGCTATTCCGGCTACGACATCCTGAACGTCCAGCCCTCCGACGTCATCACCGCCGCCGAATACGACCTGAAGCAGGCTGCGGTCGCCGTCTCGATGTCCGGTCTCGAACAGCTGCAGAATTCCGGCGAGGATGCGATCCTCGACCTGCTCGAGCAGCGCATCGAGAATGCCGAAACCACTTTGAAAAACAACATCGCGCTCGACTGCTATTCCGACGGCACGGCCGATGGCGGCCGGCAGATCGGCGGCCTGCAGCTGTTGATCTCGACCTCGCCGACCTCGGGCACGGTCGGCGGCATCTCGCGCGCCACCTGGGGTTTCTGGCGCAACCAGAAATTCTCCGCCTCGGCCGATGGCGGTGCGGCCGCCACCAATGCCAACATCCAGAGCTACATGAACCGGCTCTATATGTCCTGCGTGCGCGGCTCCGACGCCCCCGATCTCGTCGTCGCCGACAACAACTTCTTCCGCCTCTACTGGGAATCGCTGCAGGCGATCCAGCGCATCACCTCGGCCGACAAGGGCATGGCCGGCTTCCAGTCGCTGCAGTACATGGGCGCCGACGTCATCTTCGACGGCGGCTTCGGCGGCGGCGCGCCTTCCAACCAGATGTTCTTCCTCAACACCAAATACCTGTTCTACCGCCCGCACCGCGACCGCGACATGGCCCCGATCGGCGACGAACGCATGAACACCAACCAGGATGCCTTCGTGCAGCTGATGGGCTTCGCCGGCAACCTCACCATGAACAACGCCTTCCTGCAGGGCGTGTTGTTCGCCTGATCGAACGAAAGGAAGAACTCCAATGACCATCGCAATTTCGCAGACCGATCGTCTTGGCGCGAACCCGTTCGTCGTCGAAGGCCCGATCGTTTCCGGCTCCGGTATTCCCGGGCCGAACTTTGCCCTCGGCGCCGTCGCCGGCGGCGATCGTGAATCCGAATGGGTCTATTGCCAGCTGGTGCTGGCCGCGCAGACGACCCTTCAGCCCGGTCAGTGGTTCCAGTGGACCAGGGATTATGTCGCTTCGCTGCTGACCACGGCGGGCGCCGTCGTCGGCCAGCGCTGCGGCGTCTTTTCCGGTGCCGCCCAGCCGCCGACGCTGACCGGCGGCCCGGTTGGCGCCGTGACCCTGGCCGCCGGCACCTATTACCTCTGGCTGCAGCGCAACGGCCAGGCGCCGGCTCAGGTGGCGAGTGCAACGGCGGCTCTCGTCGTTGCCGAAACCACCACCACCGCAGGCCAGGCGAGCGCGCCTGCCTCGGCAACGGTCGGCACCAAGGCGATCGCCAATGTCAACTTTGCCGCCGCCAACCAGACGTTTACGGCAACGACGGTCAACGGCTCCAGCCTGCTGACGGGTCTCGCCGGCCTGAATGCCGGTTCCGGCCCGTTCATCGGCGCGGCCGTCGCCGGCACGGGGATTGCGGGCGGCACGACGATTGCGGGCATCACCTACAGCCCGAACGGCGTCATCCAGAGCATCACGCTCTCGGCAAATGCCACGGCCAATGGCACTGCTATCACCATCACGGCGACGGGCGTGCTGGAGGCGACGCTGATGCGGCCGTTCCTGTCGAAGGTGAACTAAGCAATCGGCGGGTGTTTCGGCGCCCGTTCAACTGACAAGGCCCGCAAACTTCTCTTGCGTCATGCTCGGGCTTGTCCCGAGCATCTGCTGCCGTTCGATGCGTAGCAGATCCTCGGCACAAGGCCGAGGATGACGAGAGGAGATGTTTCCCCCGCCCATCCCATCTCCCCGCCATCAACAGCGAGACCAGCACATGCCCGACAACACCGGAATCTATGCCTCCTTCAGCCTCGAGCCGGTCGAACAGACCTTTCTGACCGAGAAGGAAGGCCGGCCGATTTTTGCCGACAAGGAATTCGTCCGCATCTTCATCGCAGGCGACAAGCACACCGAGGTCTATCGCGAGGTGACCGACAACGACAGGCTGCGCTTTGCCGACGCCTATAAGCGCTTCAAGGAGGGTGCTGCTGCCCGCGAGCAGCTGACCGGCACGCCGCTGGCACAATGGCCCTATCTCAAGCCCAGCCAGATCAAGGAGCTGGAGGCGGTCAATATCTATACCGTCGAGCAGCTCGCAGCACTTTCGGACACCGCCAAGCAGAAGATCGGCATGGGCGCCAACGAGCTGACCGCCGCCGCCCGTGCCTATCTCGCCACCGCCGAAAACTCCAGCGCCGCTTCTGCCTTCGCCGCCGAAAACGAGCGGCTGAAGGACGAGGTGAGCCGCCTGCAGGCGCAGATGAAGGAGATGGCCGCCCGCTTCGAGGCGCTCGAAAGCGAAACGGGCAAGAGCCGCAGCCGGCAAGTAGCCTAAAGAAGACCTGGCGCAAGCGGCTCCCTCATCCGCCCTACGGGCACGGACCGGGGTTGAGCCATGGGTCTCAACCCGTCCTTCGGACCCCCGCTGGGGAGAAGAGGGAATCGAGACCTCGCGGCATCCCCCCTTCTCCCCTCGGGGAGAAGGTGCCCGTAGGGCGTATGAGGGGGCCACACGGCACAACCCTCACGTAAATTCACCTTCCGCAGCCAACCGCGCTGAACCGGAGACCCCGCATGTCGCTCCTGACCATCATTCAGAACGTCTGCGCGGAGATCGACCTCGATCCGCCGACGGCCGTCATGTCCTCGGCGGATCCGCAGATCATGCAGCTGCGCATCCTCTCCACCCGCGCTGGCCGCGATCTGATGCGGGCGCATGACTGGTCGGCGCTGATGGTGCGGCGGCAATTCGAGGCGACCGGCGCCAATCCGGAGCCGGACGAGCCGCCCGGCGCCTGGGACCGTTTCGTCGCCAATGCGCGGATCTGGAACGTCTCGCGCCTCTGGGCGCTCAACGGTCCGGTGGAGCCGCAGAGCTGGCAGCGCCAGACCATCCTCAACGCCAATCCGGTGCCGCAGATCTGGCGCATGGCCGGCGGCAGGCTCGACATCTACCCGAATGTTGCCGGCGAGACGATGGAATATGCCTATATCTCCGGCTTCTGGGTGGCGCTGAACGGCGGCCCGAACACCGCCGGCAACTGGGCCAACGACACCGATACCGCGCATTTTCCCGAAGAGCTGCTCGAGCTGTCGCTGATCTGGCGCTGGAAGCGGGCCAAGGGCCTCGACTATGGCGAGGAGCTCGCCAGCTTCGAACGAACCAAGGAAGCCGCCATCTGCGCCGACCGCGCCGCAAGCCCCGTCGACCTCGCGCTGCCGTCGCGGGGGCAGACGCCCGAAAATTATTGGCCCGGCACGATCACGGTACAAAATCCATGACCCGCAGACCTGTCCCCCCGAACGGGCGCACCCGCCGCGTTTCACCAGGCAAAGACTGGATCGCGCCGATCGGCGGCTGGCGGACCGATGTCGAGATGGCCGATATGCCTGAAGATGCGGCCTTCCAGCTCGACAATTTCTTTCCCGAGGCAAACCGCGTGCGCGCCCGCTACGGCTTCCTCGCCTTTTCAACCGGTCTCGGCGCCGATGTGCAGACGGTCATTCCCTATTCCGGCGTCAGCAACCGGCTGTTTGCCGCCGCCGGCGACAAGATCTTCGACGTCACGGTGGGCGGTGCGGCGGGCGCGCCGGTCGTCTCGGGCCTCGCCAGCGCCCATTGGTCGGTCCAGCAATATACCAATCCGGCCGGCCAGGAATTCCTGCGCCTCGTCAACGGCCTCGATACGCCGCTGATCTTCAACGGCACCTCCTGGACGAATAATTTCCTGGTGGGCACGGCAGCACTCGCCACCCAGAATGTCGCCGTGCGCAACACGGCCTATACGCTGAGCTTCTTCGGCACCGGCTCAGTCACGCTTTCCGGCGCCTTCTCGGGCAGCTTGAACGGCACAGGCGCCGGCAACCGCGTGTCGCTCTCCTTCACGCCGGCGGCCGGCACGCTTGTCGTCACCGTGACGGGAACGGTCACCAATGCGCAGCTCGAAAAGGGGCGCGGTCGCCACGCCCTATGTCGCCTCGACGATGATTACAGGCATACCGGACGCCTCGCTGCTTGCCGCCGTTACCGCCTATCGCTCGCGCCTGTGGTTCATCGAGAAGAACTCAACCAATGTCTGGTATCTCGCCACCGACGCCGTCAGCGGTGCGGCGACGGTGCTGCCGGTCGGCGGCAACATGAAATATGGCGGCACGCTTGTTGCGATCAACGTGTGGACGATCCCGGTGTCCACCGGCCTGCAGCAGTGCCTGGTGCTGATCTCCTCGGAGGGCGAGGTGATCGTCTTCCAGGGATCCGACCCTTCGAGTGCGGCGAATTGGGGCCTGATCGGCACCTTCAAACTCGGCCGGCCACTCGGCAGCGACCGCTGCCTGCTCTCGGTCGGCGCCGATCTGGCGATCATGACGACCGACGGCATCGTGCCGATCACCAAGGCCGTGCAGCTCGATCGCGGCGCCACCAGCCTCGGGGCGATCACCGCGAGAATCGGCCCGACCTGGCGCGAGACGGTGGCCGCAACCGGCACGACCTCGCAGGAATGGCAGCTTGCGAGCTTTCCGGCGCGGCAGATGGCGATCGTCAACCTGCCGTCCTCCTTCGGCCCCTATCAATATGTGATGAACACCGAGACCGGCGCCTGGTGCCGCTTCGTCGGCATGCCGGCCTCCTGCTGGGCGACCTGGCAGGACCGGCTGTTCTTCGGTGCGGCCGATGGCACGCTCTATGAGGCGGAGGTGGGGGCAAACGACAATGGCGCGGCGATCGATGCGCTGATGGTCGGCGCCTGGAGCCGATATGGCGACGGGCTCTCGACCAAGCTCTCGAAGCTGATCGGCGTGACGGCGCAGATCGGCGTTTCCACACTGATGTATGGCGGCATTTCGGTCGACTACCAAACCAAGGTGCCGACAGCGCTGCTGTCGTCGGTCGAGAATAATGCGGCGGCGAAATGGGGAACGGCGGTCTGGGGTGTCGCGAAATTCCCCGGCATTTCGCTGGTGCGCAAATTCGCCTCCGCCGGCGGCGCCGGTTCGGCCTTGGCGCCGACGATCCGGGCACTGATCTCGGGCTCGTCGGGCTCCGTCTCGGAAGCCGCCGTCGTCGGCGGCTCGGTGCTTTACGAGCGGGGCGCGCCGATTTGATCGTCAGCGAACCGCGCGAGGAGATCGCCGCCTGGGTGGGCGCCAGGATCGGCGTCACGTTTCACCCGCCCTACACCACGCTTGCCCATGTCGATCGCGGCCGGACCATCGCCGGCTTCGTCTTCAACGTCTGGACCGGGCACGATGTCGAGATCTCGCTTGCCGCCGACCGGCTGTCGCTGACGCTGCTGCGGGCGGTGTTCGACTATGTCACCCGCCAGCTCGGCTGCCGCCGCGCCACCTGCCGCACCCGCGCCGACAACAGCAACGCCCAGACGCTGCTCGCCAGGCTCGGTGCGCAGCCGGAAGGCCGCCAGCGCGGCTATTTCGGCGATTGCGACGGCCTGCTTTACGGAATCATCAAAGAGGATTTTCCCTATGGTCTCCACGCCAAAGCCCCCGAAGGCGCCTGATCCGACCCAGACCGCAGCGGCGCAGACGGCCACCAATGTCGACACCGCCATCGCCAATGCGGGCCTCAGCCACACCAACCAGTACACGCCGGATGGTTCGCTGGAATACAAGGTCACCGGCTATCAGACAATGACCGACCAGAACGGCAAGACCTATAAGCTGCCGACCTATTCCGCCTATCAGACCTATTCGCCCGAGAATCAGGCGATCTACGATCAGACCCAGCAGACGCAGCTCGGCCTTGCCAGGCTCGCCAACGACCAGACCGCCAAGGTCTCCGGCATCCTCGGCAGCAATGTCGATCTCAGCGCCGGCAATGTCGACAAATATGTCAATGATCACTGGCAATCCGGCTTCAACAACCAGTGGGACCGCGACCAGGCGAGCCTCGAGCAGAGCCTGGCCGACAAGGGCATCGCGATCGGCTCGGCGGCTTACGACAACGCCATGCGCGATTTTACCACCCGCAAGCAGGCCGCCTCCGACCAATATCTCGGCGACATGCATTCGAATGCGCAAAACTCGATCCTGACCGAGCGCAACCAGCCGCTGAACGAGATCTCGGCGCTGATGTCGGGCTCGCAGGTGCATCAGCCGAACTACGTCAACACGCCGACGACGCAGCTTCCGACCGTCGACCAGGCCGGGCTGATCAACGAGAACTTCAATCAGAAGATGGGCATCTACAACCAGCAGCTCGCACAATCGAACGCCGCCATGGGCGGCCTCTTCGGCCTCGGCGGAACACTCCTTGGCGGCTGGGCGAAATCCGACCGGCGGCTGAAGCAAGACATCAAACGCGTCGGCACGCTGGAGAACGGCCTGCCGGTTTACGCCTTCCGCTACAAGGAGGGCGGCCCGATGCAGCTCGGCCTGATGTCCGACGATGTGCGAGAAATCCACCCGGACGCGGTGTTCGAACATGCGGACGGCTTCGACCGCGTCGACAACGAAAGGGCAGTGGCATGAGGGGTTTCCTCTTCGGCGGCGATACCGGCAAGACACAAAATGAGATCAGCGACGAGCGCAAGCGGCTGGCCTATGCCGTGCTGCAGCAGGGCATGGAGACGAGCCCGGTGCAATCGCCGTGGCAAGGGGCGGCGCGTCTCGTCCAGGCCGTGATGGGCGGGCTGGCGCTCAGGCAGGAGGATAAGGAGCAGCGTGCGGGTGCGGCTGAAGCTCCCCCACCGATCATCTCCTCCGACGAAGCATTCGATCGCAATGACAAGCTCAACCCGGCCGATGCCACTCCCGTAGCGTCAGGACAAGCGAAAGCGGTCACTCCACCGGTCGCTGCCTCGGTCGTTCCGGGACAACGGGCTACCCCTGTCGCCCTTGCTGAAACCACGCCTTCGAGCATGCGCAAAACACCGAACGGCACCTTGTGGAGCATTGAACAGTAATGGCGACAATCCAGGTTAATGGCCAGAAATTGACCGTCGACGACAGCTTTTTGAGCCTCTCTCCGGACGACCAGAGTCTTCTGGTTGATGAGCTATCGCGGAGTCTCCCTCAGCCCACAGATAGCGCCCCTCCACCTGTAGATAAGAGTCATATCGGACAACTTTGGCCGATCAGCCGGGACCGCGACGGGAACAGATATTTCGATAGCGCCGCCGGCATTCTGGGGATGGCAAAACCCGCCTTCATGCTTCCGGGTGACGTCTACAGCGGCAAGGTACAGATGTTTGGCCCAGATGGGAGGCCGACCATGGAGGGCATTGGCCGCTCGTTGGAATTTGCGTCGATCTTCACACCGGCAACGCCGGGGCTTCGCTCAGGAGAGGCGATCGTCCCAGGCGTGAGCAAGAACTTGCGAAAGCCAGATAAGCTGGAGCCGCCATCCGGCGACGCTCTCTATGCCGAAGCAAATCGCAACTTCGAGACGATGCGTAACAGTCGTGTTGATTACTCAGCCGATGCCGTAAAAACAATGGCAGAGGCAGCCAAAACGAAGCTCGAAAAAGAGGGTTTCGACGCAGACATCGCCGGGAAGACTCATAAAATTCTCGCCAAGCTCTCCACTCCTCCGGAAGACAGCTTCGCGAGCATCGAGGGATTGGACGCAGCCCGCAAGACGTTCGAAAAAATAGTCCAAAACGTCAAAGATCCGAACGATCAAGCTGCAGCGTCGCGAGTTATTCGAGAATTGGACGAGTTCATTGAGGCTGCCGATCCGGCGACGGTCGTTGCCGGAAAGGCCACTGACGCGGCCGACGCCCTTAAGGCCGCAAGCGGCAATTCCGCAGCCGCAAAGCGTTCCGATATCCTGAACGGGACTGATAGATCTCCAGATTCCCGCGCTGTACGGCATAATTCGGCCGAGAACGGTGCCGATGCGATTCGTCAACGTGTTGCCTCGACGCTTCTGCAGGACCAGGAGATGTTCGGCTTTTCTCCCGAAGAATTGGCAGCGCTCAAGACCATTGCCGAGGGAAGCGCGGCCCAGAACGTCACGCGTCGGATAGGAAAATTTCTGGAGGGCGGAAGCGGTATGGCCAGGATGCTGGGCGCGGCGGCCGGCGGCGCCGCGGCAGCGGTGGCGAGCAAGACTGGCGGCGCCGGAGCCACCGCCAGCGGCGCGGCTGTGGGTGCTTTGGTCCCGACGGTCCTGGGCCAGGGCAGTAATGAACTGTCGAATATCCTGACATGGCGGGCGTTGTCTGCCGCTGATCGAATGGTTCGGCAGCGTTCCCCGCTTTACGAGGCCACGCTGAATGCGGCGCCGAAGGAAGTCGTCCGCCAACCGAAGGCGGAGGCACTCGTAAGAGCTTTATTGCTTTCTCAGCAGCCGCAGCAGCAAAATGGCGGGGGTGGGTGGTGATGGGGCTATCCCCGCATATCTTCCCACAAAATGGCAACCCCCAATGCCATCACGCTTATCGGCATGGCCCAAATAATCATTTTGACCGGTTGGCTGGCATGCAGGAACATGTAACCGCCGACTGATGCACCGCCAATCGCCATCATCGTCCCCAGTGTCATCGATATGAATTTCCTCATCAAAAATCTTTCCTGAGCGCTTGGGAGCCTGTGGAGTTCATAATGGCAGCCACCCGCAGGCGATCTGCATTGGGATGGCCATCGGCAGCAATGTTGCGAGCGTCACCATCAAACCAAGTGCGCCGCCCAAGAGTCAATTGCCGGGGGCCTTTTTGTTTGGAGATTATCAGCGACAGGTCATCGACCCCGCGCCCTGAATGCGCTGACCACCGACTTCGGAATCGAAATTACCAACTTGCTGCCGCGCGACGGCTCGGCACGGAATAAACAGGCCACCTCGAAATAAGAGACTTGTTAGTACTTTAAATTGAGATCACGCAGAGGTAAAACTATTGGTGGCGGGGCGCCCGTTAGTGCTGTAGACGGTCAGTTCATCTTCGACTGCCACTTGCCAATAGTCCACATGCAGGCCTCTATGCTCAAACTTCTCGTCAAAAAGGTTCTACCTGGTTCCGCAATTGCAGCCGTAAATCACTGGCGGACGCGTGAGAGGTCGTACAGATCATGGAGAAGAGCCGCGGCGGCAGCTCCCGCGTATGGAGATGAGCATCTCACAGCATTCCGGATAGAACGGTCGCGGCAATTGATTGGGAAGGAAGAGTCCTATGTCCAAACACCCGCGGAACTTCTGCCGGCCATGGATATCCCGTCCGGCCGATTCGTTGATTTCGGTGGATCCGCTGGTGAACTGTGCGCCGTTTTGCAAAAGCAGTTCCCCGCCTGGTCATTCACAGTGGTAGAGACAAAATCCGTGGCTGACGCCGCGCAGGCGTTAAGGCCGGCGATATCGTATTCCGACCAATTGCCGGCTGAGTTTGACGTATTCTACAGCAGCGGCACGCTTCAATACCTTGCTGATCCGGAACAATTGTGGCGGGAGGCTCTGAGCCGGACAACTCGTTACGCCTATCTGGCGCGGAATGCCTTCTCAAAAAAAAAGCGTTTCACCGTCCAGTCGTCCCGGCTTTTCGATAATGGCGCTGGCCCGGTTCCTGAAGGATTCGACAACATAGAGATACGTTATCCGCACCAGACCATTTCAGAAGCATTATTAAAGGGAATAGCCGACGAAATGGGCTTTGATCTCACTGCTCGCTTCGAAGGCCGCAACAGTGGCGTGATCGGTACCCGCGCGGATGTCTATGGAGCCGACCTCTTGTTCAAGAGACGACAGTCCCACGTTCAGAAAACAAGGCGGAAAACAGGGCGTCTCTTTCGAGCCGTCTTTTCCCGCGTTGCCTGACCTCAACAGCGGACAAACTCAAGTGCCCGTCTTAAGGGAGGACGCTGCGTTTCCATATCCGCGATCTTGAGGTGTCGGACCGGGGCAGTCGATCTCTCGACTTGGCTAATCAACCCGCGCCGCCCGTCACCAGGCATCGCTACACACGCCACAATGGCCTCGCAATCGCGGGGCCTTTTTCTTTGGAGATGATGAATGCCAAGAAATCCATCAACCGGCGTCTATTCGAAACCCGCCGGAACGACGCCTTCTGTCGGCCAGGTCATCGACCCGGCACCCTGGAACGCGCTGACTACCGACCTCGGCAACGAAATCACCAACTCGCTGCCGCGCGACGGCTCGGCGCCGATGACCGCGCCACTTAAAACGGCAAGCGGCACGGCTTCAGCGCCCGGCATCGGTTTCGCCACCAATCCCCAGACCGGCCTCTATCTGAAGGGCGGCGGGCTCTTAGGGTTCACGCAGAACGGCGTCGACGTCGGGTTCGACAAAGCGTCGGTTTATGCGGCGAAGTCAGGGGATTACACGGCGGTTGCGTCCGACGACAATGCGGTCCATCGCTTTACCCAGGCCGCGACGCTCACCCTCAGCGCAGCGGCAACGCTCGGCGCAAACTGGCACTATTCATCGTTGCCGATGGTGGGGACGTGACGATTGATCCCACGGGGTCGGAGACGATCGATGGCACGGCTACGCTTGTCCTCAAGGACGGCCATAGCGTCAACATCATATGTTCGGGCGCCGCCTTCTTTACCGACAAGGTCTATTCCAGGATTCAGAGTAAAGCCGACAGCTCGGCTGTCGGCGATTTCGTCGTCGGCCTCATCCTTTCCAACAACGGCGCCAACCCGAACACCCATATCGACTTTGCCTCCGGCTCGGCCCGGTCGGGTGCGAGTTTCGTGTCCAGCGCGGCGTCATTTGCCAAGAGGGTGACCGGAACATTTGCGGCCGGAACGGGCGCGGGCGGCCTCGATGCCGGCGCCGTCGCAGCAAATGCGACATACTTTGCCTACGCCTTGCGCAAGGATGCCGACCTGTCTTTCGACGTGGTTTTCTCGACCTCACCGATCATCGGCGGCATCACTACGACACTGCTTACCGGCTATACGATCGTGAAATGCATCGGCGTCGTGCTAACAGATGGAAGTTCGAGCATTCGGCCGTTTGTTCTGTATCCACGTGACGAATATACCTTTGTAACGCCGGTCAAGGATGCTGCCAATGCCGCTATCTCTACAACCTCGACATTCCTGGCACTGACAGTGCCAAATGGAGCGCGGGTGAAGGCAAAATTGAGATTCCAGTATACTTCCTCCGCCACGACGGCCGCCGCGCTTTTTTCAGATCCCTCACAGGGAATACTGGCTGCAAGCATCGGCAATGACGGCGGCAACGTCGGCTCTGTCCAGGTCGCCGGCAACTATGCCATCGGCTCAGCGGATATATGGACAAACACGAACAAGCAAATCCGCCAAGTCGCGGGCGCAGCCGGCAATATATGGATGTGGACCGATGGCTTCTATTTCCCGTGTGGGAGGGCTGCATAGTGCCTTTTGCAATTCCGGCTAACGCTTCGCAGGCCGATCCTCCGCGCTAGTGGTGTTATAAGTAGCCTAGCAGGACGCGAAACGCCGGATACCTTCGACTATAGCGGAACCTTCGTCAAGGATAGCCACATGATGGCGGCGGGGTTTGCGACATACGCTTCTCGGCGGCGCAGATCAGCGCATTTTTTCAGGAGGCGGCAAATTGTAAGCTTGAAACCGCCATTATTGATGCCACGTCTTTTGCAATGATTACTCTCGTTTCGGTTCGCGGTTCCACACGCCGAGAGAAATCGTTCATCTGCTGAGAGGTCCGCTTCGGCCCCGGCTTTTACGCAGGACAACCGTACATCCGCGTTGAACCGCGTTGCCTTCCATCGTATAGCCCAGGGATGAAATTAGCGATAGCGGTGATCAAGTGACTTCGATTTTAGAGCAGTTGTTGAGCGTGTTCTGGCTCCGGCCTGAGACCGCTATCTGGAGGTATTTGGATATCGAGGCGATGAAGGGCTTCGAATTCGAAGGGAGATCGCTAGACTTTGGATGCGGAGACGGCGTCTTTTCGTTCATTAGAGCGGGGGGGCGGTTTAGCGCAGGCTTCGATGCATTTCAAAAGACGGAGAAACTTGACCGATTTTATCAGAACGTAGACGTGTATGACTCCTATGATGAGAGTTACGATCCCCTCGTGGCGAGCTCTCCTTCGTACCAGATAAGCGTCGGCTTCGATCATAAAGCTAATCTACTTCGAAAAGCGGCGGCGCTGAATTTCTATAAGGAAACGATCGAGGGAGATGGAAACGCGCCCCTACCTTTCGACAGTAATTCGTTTGGCTCGATCTTTTCTAACATCGTCTATTGGCTGGATAATCCGGCTGAGGTCATGTCTGAGCTGGGAAGAATTTTGGTGCCCGGCGGCAAGATCTGCCTGATGCTACCGAATGAAACCCTTCCACAGTTCAGCTTCTATAACTCCTTATATGCCAAGACCAAGGATGAGCAGTGGAAGTGGCTTGAATTGTTAGACCGCGGAAGACTGAGCGATAACATAAAGCAGTCAAAATCAGATGATGCTTGGCGGGAGATTTTTAGAAGCGCAGGCCTTTCGGTTTCTCACCATTCACAACACCTGCCCAAAGTGGTAATCCAAGCATGGGATATTGGTTTTCGACCGATGTTTCCGGCGCTCATGAGCATGGTTGCGAGCGTCGATCCTCAGAAGTTGCCAAGCATAAAAGCAGAGTGGGTAGATGCACTCCGGATGTTTGCAAATCCTCTCACTGCTATAGGCCAAAAAAATGATGGCAGCAGTGCATTTCACTGCTATGTCCTTACCAAGTGATCGATCCGTTAGCGGCCTTCCCAATTCAGCCGGCCAGTTCAGCAGTTTGGGCCAGTTTGTGGGATCATACCTAGTGGTGAATGTTTGGCGCGATTGAATTGTAGTGTAGCTAGTCGGCGCAGCATTCTTCATTAGCTTGCGCTTTTACAGTTGCGTCAGTTTGGCATTTCGCTGTTGCAGGAATCGGTCCTCAGCACCTTTGAGCGGCTACGCACCGTCGCTTATCGCGATCCCATCGCGTTCTTCCAAGCGACGTCTGGCCCCTAGCTCCTCCATCTTTGCTTTGGCACGGCGTGCGGCGGCATGGCACGGCTTCTCGATCCATCGGTAGAACGGATAGGCGAGAGCCAGCGACAGGGCGCAAACGACGATCGGCGTCGTCACCAACCATCCAATTGCCGCGGCCGCGATGACGTGGACGAGGTAAATTGAAAAGCAGGCCTCACCGATGGTCTCCAAGACATTGATGGGGCCTCTTTCAGAGGCGTTCCTGATCTCCACCAGTATCCAGCAAGCGGCGAGCGCCGAGAACGGCACCATGGTCAGGTAAAAGCCGGCTGCGGTGTTCATCGTCGCCCAATAGAGAGCAGAAGCAGTTGCGGCAGTCGCGGCGCGCCAGCCCCAAACATGGCCTGGCAGCTTCAGACGGTGAAGATTTTCAGCAAGGTAGCAGCCGAGGAGCCATGCGGGGATCCCGACAACCCAATTGAGTTGTGGTCCGTAGGCTTTGGCGTTTCCGTATTGGTCAGAGCCAACGCCTATCGCTACGCCATATGCGGCCACGACAGATGCCACGATGAGCAAGGGCCAATCAATCCGGCGAGAGATGGCTAGGATAAGGGGATAAAGGCAGTAGTAAATTGCCTCGCAAACGACGGACCAGAGAATATAGCCGTCGATCGGATTGTAGGCTCGCATACCCAGCGCTTGCGCCAGGATGAAGGCTGCGGCGGCTGGCGGCACTATCCGAATAAAGCGGCCGGCAAGGAATGGCCCGACCGGAAGCATGCGCGCCCGGTACGGATAGTGGATGCAGAAGCCCGAGACTACAAAGAAGGCAATTACCGCCGGATGGCCCGTGAAGAGGTATTTCGAAAGTCCGGGCATCGCCGGGCCAAGAAGGTGCGCGAATACAACAGACAGGGCGGCAACCGCTCTGACGGTATCGATACCTTCGACTTTGCCCGAATTTTGAAGTGAATGCATGCGGCCAAGTAACCTCGGCGCGAATACTTTATCAAGAGACAATTATTAGTGTACTTGCGAGTACTCTAATAAGCCGCCGACACTGAGGCAAAAACCCCATGAAATTGATCCGCAACAAGCGCCGCGGTGCTCACGTGGTCGCTGTCCATGTGGTGCGTCTACTTGGCTTGTTGGAACTGCTGCCGTATGTCGTGCCGCACCTCGATGACTTCATCCCGAAATGGCTGTCGATCGGCATCCTTCTGATGTCTCCCATCGCGCGCGTCATCCACCAGAAGAATCTCAAAGACGAACAGGCTCAAGAAAGGTAGCGCCGCAGCCGCGATGGCCGTTGCATTTGGTCGGGTCCTTCGAAAGGCTCCCGCAGCATGCTTTATCCAGACCCGGCCACTTAAGGCCAGCCGTGGACGATCTGCTATGGCAGCGCCCGCAATGCCTGGACAAAAGACCCCTCAATCTTCAAAATCAATCCGCACCAGGCCATTCCAAGACCAAACACCTAAGCAAATTGCGGACGCGTCCGATTTCATTGTAGGGGAAAACCGTTGAACCGGTACAGTTCCCACCCAAATGCGTCTTTCAGCAGCAAAGTCGATTCCGGCAACATTCGTGATATGGTTTTTTCCGCCAACGCATACTTGGCGGCGCCGATGCGATCGGCCACTATATGCTGTTTCTCTGTTACCCGGATAAAGTACCGGATGTGATTGCGCTCGACAAAGGCGTCCACATCGTTTGCGGATTCAGGAAAGATATAAGGCGGCAGCAACCACCCTTTATCTCTGCCTCCCGTATAGGCGGCGGCAATTAAAGTACTACCCGTATCGAATGGTTGAAATACGATCCTCAAATCATTTGCCGCGACATAGCGATAGACAGTGTAACCTTCACGCTGGGCTCCCAGAAAATCATCGAGTTTTTGCCGGCCAATCAGGACATCCATGACGCCCTGCTCCATCCAGGAATAGGGTTGGCGTTTGGGGCGAGACATGTATTTAACGGCAGGATGACAGAACGCAACGACAGTAACGAGCGCCACCGCAAACGCGAACAAATGGCCGTTGACGGCCCTCTGTCCTTCCCGCAGACGGGCCGACATTTCGAGTAACGACTGGGCAGCACTGCTCGCTGCAATTTTCTCGACTATCAAGCTCGCGCCGATATACGCCGTGGAGTAATACAATAGGTAAGCGGGCGTTGCCCATCGTATGTGGTTGAACATGACGGCGTACCAGATGATGAACATCGCAGCAGTCATCGCGACGAGCAGGAAAATCCTTCTAAACGACGCAATCAACGCACCGACGATAAGGATGAGAGCGACGATTGCATATTGGCGGCGATCCAGAAACCAATCATGCAGTATGAAGAAAAAGTCATGCCAGCCTTGAAGGGTTGTCAGATCGGTGACGAAAACCCGGTTTGCCGGATCGAATGCACGGCCGACTTCGATGCGATAAGCCGCCATCCACTGGTCCGAAAGTCCGGGATGCCCGAAGAAGAAAGGATAGATCGGATTCCCGAGCACAATGAGATTTCTGACGTACCAGTAGCCCGCAAGGGATAAAAACGCGGCCAGGCAAGTCAAAAAAAGCGAAAATGGCAGTTTGCCGCGAAAGATCGAAGGCAAGAGCGCCAAGCCGATCAATCCCACCATCTGAAGCTCGGTATATTTGCCACCGACTGCCCCACCCAAGAGCAAAGCACAACAGACAATCTCTGAAGGCCTGCGGGTCTCAAGGTAACGCCAAAGATAAAGGACGGCGGCAACCGAAAAACAGGATCTGGGAAGGTCTGTCAGAGGAGCTGCGGCGCCCGGTGTAAAAAAGGGCTGGAACGCGATCAGGAAGAAAACCAGCAATAATCCGGCCGCCCGCCAGCGGTGCGCACAACTTGTGAGCAGCAGTAGGAATCCGAGGAATATCGCCACATTCATCAGACCCGCAGCGAGCCAATGGTCGACGAACAATAGTGCACAAGCAAAAAGTACATTGAAGAAAAGCGGTATGTTTCCGTAAAAATTGCTGTTCATCTGCGGCGAGACGAAGCCGCCATGGGAAACGATGCTTTGGGCGAGTGGGATCTGAAAAGCCCAAACGTCAGCTGATCCTGCCGGGAAAAGCGCTGTGACCGACATTACCCCCGTCAAGGCAATAAATGCAGCTGAGGCCAAAAGCGGGAATGGATTGCCCTTGGCGGTCGCCCGCACACCCATTACGGCCAAATTGCGCAAATCGCCAAAAATCGCCCGCACATCATCCCGGCGCCAGATCATCAACATGGCAGCAAGGGGCAGCACGATTTCCGCGCGCAACAAATGAATCGCCCCAAGAGCAGTTGCCAAACCGCCGACGAGCGCAAGTCCCGGCAAGACGCCGCTGAGGAGCAGATCCGTCCCGTCACGAAAAGAAGGATTAATGCCGCGGTTCAACCGAAGCACAAGCGCACGATGAAGGGTCAGGCCGAATAGTAAAATCGCTGCAATGACAAGCCAGGCGGCGAGGACAGTCATGACCGGATGTTTCCCCTTGTGCGTTCCCGCTCATGGGCGGCATCGATGCAAGCTCGCGAACCATCAGATCGGAAATAAAAAACTCGTAGCAGCAAAGACCCGCCACGGAGCAGTCTCAATTCCGATCGCCAAGACCGGATAGGGATCGGTCTCCCTGCCGCCGCGGGCAACGCCCGGCATAAATGAAAATTTTTCCTCTTTGTCAATTGCCAGCGAGGATGGTTCGAAGACGCGGCGTTATGCGGGCGCTGCCGTGATGATGCACTATCACACTCAGGAACTACACACCCCTTTTTCCGCTCGGCGGAAGACCACCACGTACCATTGAACGTAAAACTCTCGCTGCCGTCTCCACGCAGGGGCCGAGTGCCTCGCCACATTCAGAATCTGGAGCCCACCCCATGCTCGTCCATAATTGGCGCGCGGTGCTGAGGCGCGCCTGGAGCGTTCGCCTCATGGCGCTGGCGCTGCTCTTCATCGTCCTCGAGCCGTCTCCAATGTCCTCGCGGCAACCTGGGTATCCGGCAATGTCCACGGCATCGGGGCTCTTCGCTGCGGCGGCGATCGTCGCCCGCATTTTCGTCCAGCAGAAAATTTCAGGAGAACTGAATGGCAAACCGCCTGCAGAAGGGTAGTGCCGCGGCCGCGATGGCCGTTGCTTGGGTCGGAAGCTTCGAAGGGCTGCGGCAGCACGCCTATCCTGACCCGGCCACTCAAGGCCAGCCGTGGACAATCTGCTACGGCAGCACCAATGGCGTGAAGCCGGGCGACTACAAGACAGTGGGAGAGTGCAGGGCGCTGCTTTCGCTCGAGCTGCGGCGGTACGCCAATGGCATCGAGCAGTGCGTCACGGCCCCCCTGCCGGATGCCCGCTTCGTGGCGCTGACCTCCTTCGCCTATAATGTCGGCGTCCGGGCGGCCTGCGGCTCGAGCGCGGTCCGGCTCATCAACCAGGGCAGGACCGCCGAGGGCTGTGAGGCTCTCCTTAAATGGAACCGCGCCGCCGGCATCACCTTTCCCGGCCTGACGCGCCGCCGGCAGAAGGAACGCGCCTTCTGCCTGGAGGGCACCTGATGTTCGGCTTCCTCGATACGCTGAAGATCGGCGCCGGCATTGCCGCGGGCCTTGCCATCTATCGCCTCTATGCGGTCTCGATCGGCTACCCCTCGGCGGCGCGTCAGGCGCGCGCCGGTTACGTCCTCATGTCCGAAAAGACCGCCGCCGAAGCCAGGGCGGCCGAGATGGAGCGTCAGCGCGATGCGGCAGCCGGCGCCGGTGAGGAGCACCGCAAGCGCCTGGAGGCCGCAAAGGCCGCCGAGCAGGCCGCCAGAGACACATTGGAAAACGAGATCCGATCCTATGAACTCGAGCTTTCGCAAAAGAACCGCACTTGCGCTGTCACTGCTGCCGATCGTGACTGGCTGCTCCGCCACTGAGCGCCTGAACAATGCGGCGGTCGCCAGGGGGCAGGCCGCAGCCGGCATCGTGCTGCCGCCGCTGCCGGACGATTTGAGAAAGCAGGAAGGGCATGCGCCTGTCCTTGAGGGCGAGCCGCTGATCGCGATCCTCGCCCGCGAGCGCCAGGCGCTCGACCGCGCCAACGCCCGCCAGGGGCGCAGCGTCAAATTCTATGATGACCTCACCAGCCGATACGGAACACGCCGATGATGAATGCCATTTCGCTCGCTCTTGCCAATCCGCTGCTGAATGGCGCGGGCGGGAGCGCCGGAGACCCCGACCGCTACATGTTCTTCGCCACCCGCAACCGCATGCCGTCGGGCGGCATCGTCACCGCCGCCTCCGGCACGAATTATGTCTGCACCAAGATCGTCGTCAACACGCCGCAATACAAGATGCGGACCTTCCGCTTCCATCTCTCCGGCTTCGCCTCGACCGAAGGCGGAAATTCGCCGCAGGAAACCGTCGTCACCGGCACGATCGGCGCGCCGGGCAATTCCGTGGTCGCCGATGCCATGTTCATCCGCGTCGCCGGCATCTTTTACCAATGCAGCTTCGCCGGCTCGACCACGGTCACCGTCGCCGACCAGACGAACGGCGCCTGGACGGACGAGCTGACCATTCCCGATGTTGCGCCGGACAGCGAAATCGAAATCTGGCTGTTTTATCACACCGCCGTCGGCGAGAAGGTCTGGCCGGTCTACCGCATCCAGAAGCATCGCAGCGAACGTGTCTGGGGCGCCGGCGATCTCGCCAGCCTGCTCGCCTTCAAGGATAGCCCGCTCGCCGACAGCACCGCCGCCCTCGATACCGGCTATGGCACACAGGCGCAGCCGCAATATTGGGGGGCCGATTTCATGGTCGCCAAGGGCGACTGGGACGGAAGGCCGGTTGCGCTTGCTTTCTGCGACAGCATCGGCGAGGCGCGCCAGGAATATTCGTCCGCAGCCGATATGCGCGGCAATCTCGGCTGGTTGCGCCGCTGGCTCGACAAGGATGGTGGACCGGGCCGCATTCCCCATTGCCTGGTTGGCATGCCCGGCGCCGGTTCCGTCCGCGAATATACCGGCAGCGGCTCTTCGATCGCGACCAGGCGCCGCGACATCATCCGCGAAATCATTGCCTTCAACGGCAATAAATGGCCGTTCACGGTCATAACAAATCAGATGGGGCAGAACGACACGGCCTCGACCTATACGCAGTTCTTCACCACCAACTACCGCTCTCTGGTCACCCGCCTGCGCGCCGAATATGCCGGCGTCAGAATCGTCGCCTTCCCGCCGCTGGGGCGCACGACCGTTACCCGCAACATCACGCTGACCTCGGTCGGCACGGTTGCCACGGCGACCATCGCAAGCGGCCTCAACGGACTGGCGACCGGCCAGACCGTCAGTATTTCGGGAGCGACGCCGACCGCCTACAATGGAAGCTATGTGATAGCGGTCGTCGACGCCAACACCTTCACCTACAATTTCGCCGGCGGCACCTCGCCGGCGAGCGGGACAATCACCTGCAACGATCTCGGCCTGGGGGCGGAATATCAGGTCTATGGCGCCAACAACAGCTGGCCGTCGGACGGAACGGACGCTTCGGGCAAATGGCGGCTTCGCGATGATATCCTTGCGCAGACATCGGCTTGCTGCGACGCGGCAATCGATACCTACGCAGCCTGGGTCTCCCCCTCCAGAGGCGGTGTCTGGCCCGGCATGTTGGAGCTCGCGAGCACGACATTGACCGCGCAGGCCGGAACTGACGGCGTTGCCCCCTATAACCAGATCGTCGTCGCGGATGCGAGCATCTTCAGGCCCGAGCAGACGCTGCACATCTATTCCGGTCCGGACGGCCTGGCTCGCTTGAGCACGCAGGTCGTGGCCAGCATCGCTGGCAACGTCATCACCTATCAAGGCTTGAGCGCCGTCGTTCTGCCCGCCGGCTCCGTGGTGCGTCCGGCGCCGTGTGTCGGGGAGCTTTCGCCGGTGTCCTTCATCCACCCGCAGCCGATCATGATCGACCGGATTTCGAGCGGCATTGCCCAGTCCGAGAAGCTGAAATTCAACTCCTGAGGTGCCCCGCCATGACATCCAACGACGATATCCTGCGCGCCCTCGGGCGCGTCGAGGGAAGGCTGAGCGGCATCGAGGAAAACGTCGCGCTGCTGCGCCAGGAGATGAGCGATGAAAAGGCCAATGCCCATGAGAGCCGAGCCGTGATCCACAAGCGGCTCGACGAACAGGCAAGGCAGATCGCCCACCTCGATACCAGGGCGGCGATCCGCGGCGGAGCCGACGCGCAGATCCGCGACGAGATCCTGACGCTCAGGGAAACCGTCGAGAAGAACCACGAGACGGTCGGTCCGGCGCTCGAAGAGTGGAAACGGATGAAATCGATCGGCTATGGCATCTCCGGGCTGATTGCCTTCGCCGGCCTGACGACGGGCGGGGTCATTGCCTATGCGAGCGACGGGGCGGTGGCGGCGCTCAGGCATTGGTTGAAGATCAGTTGAGCGGTGCGCCACTTTGCGCTGCTTGGCGACTGGCGACCGATGGCGACTGACGGCGAATGCCGGCAAGTCAAACGCAGCAAAACGGCGTCAGCTCGGCTGATATATTGCTCTCTCGCACGGCTTACTAAAATTAGACTTTTCTAACGAACAAAACTGCCGCCTGTTTGTTACCCCTTCAAGGAGGAAACAGACATGAAGAGCATGAGCAATCGCCAAGTTCGTATTCCCGGGCCCCGGGAACATGATGTTGCCGAGCATTGCCGCAAGTTCGGGATTGGTCCGGCGGAGGAGAAGAAGCTGAAAAAGCTGCTCGGGTCTCACGCACCGCTGCACGAGATTCAGGCCAACGCGCCGCCGCGCCTGCCGAAATGGCGATAG